AACAGATATGAAAGTAGATTATCAACAACAACAGGTATTTTTACCAATGCTTTCAAACCATTACCACTTGGACTTATCCAAATAGAAAAAATATAGGTATCTTTTGACAGTTTTTCTTTAAGCAATAGTAACTCATCATAAGTTTTTATCTTATCAAAGTCTACAATTGCTAATCCTGAGCCTTGTTTTAATCCATTCTTTGCCCTTCGTGTAAAAGTTCCACAAAAAGTAACTGCAGGTAAATCACCCTTTAACTTTTTTCTTTTTTCCTCATCCAGTTCAGCTCTAAGTAATTGAATTTTGTCTTTAACTTCACCAAATTTTATGCGTTCTAAATAGAATAGAACATCTTTTGATCTACCAACTGGGATAACTGACTGTTTATCTTTGTAATAATCTACTTTCATATCTGTTTTTCAGTTATGGTTATTACAAAATGCTCAATGTTATATTCTCTCAAATATTCCCATGCATTAGTTAAATGTGATTTTTCTTGTTCTGTTGGAGTTTCATACCAATAAACAGATAAAGTACCTTTATGGTCATGGAGTTTAAAAATTTTTTTGTAATATTCCTCATATTTAGGAAATTCAAGCATTTTTTTAAGGAGTTGCAACCTGTCATCATTGTGATCCGTTCCCGAACCACACGTTCTTACTGTTATCATAAGCTATATTAAATAAATAAGCCCTGAAAAATCAAACGGCATCCACTCCATTCGATAATTCAAGGCTTAAAATAAATTACTTTGGTTCTATAAGTGGATGTCTAACCGTTCACAAATATAAGTATTATTTTAATAGAAAAAACGAAAAATTTAAAAAAAAAATATTTCGGTTGTAACTTGTTTAAAATCAAACTGTTAAACCCACTTTGTAAAAATCGAAACTTTTTTTCAGAAAAAAATAATTTGTTTTACCATTCGTTTATATAGCGTATAGGGGGAAAAAATATTTCTTTTTTCTAACTGCTTAATAATGTGAGTTTTAACCCGTAAAAATTCAATTTTAAAGATATTTCAAAAAATAAATATTTCGGTTTTGACCAACAAAAAAACCCCCTAAGCTCATTCGCAAAGGGGGTCTTAAGAGTATTAATCTAAAAAATCAAATATGAGTAATGGTCAAATATATAAATTATTCTTTATCCTGAATTTGATTTTCTTTAACCTTTCTAAACTATGGCAGTTCATAACATCCTCAACAAGGTTGTGTTGAGTTGGCTCTGATTCAAAGAGTAATCTAAGCTCATCAACAAAGTCAAGATACATTTTATCTTTTGTAGCCATCAAATCTTTATGAGTTTTAATACCATGGATGATACTTGCATGATCTCTTTTAAAGATAGCAGCTATCTCATAGAATGTAAATCCTTCGTTTCTTAGTAGGTTGTAGAGATAGAATCTCCTGTATGAAAGGTGTCTATATCTGTGCCTTGTTGAAAGGTTATTATCCTCAATGTATTTTAATATCTCAGTCATTTTTATAATTTTTAATTAAACCTATTGCTATACTTACCATCCCCACTGCGAATAGTAGCAGTGCCATCTTTGCTTCTTCTGCCATCTTATTCTGATTTAAAGGTTTCGTTGTAGTATTGTTCTCCATCATACCATAAAGTTTGTTCAAATCCTGTAGTGTATCGACATCCATCAGTAAAGCCTTTTTCTTGCGCTTCAATTATCTGTTCCTTCTCCATTCCTTTGGCTTGGTGTAATTGAGCTATCAAATCATCTATACACCAATGAGAAGCACCATTGTTTTTTTGCTCAATAAAGTATTGAATCATTTTTTCTACTGCTGTCTGTTTCATTTCTCTATTCTTATTTTATTAAACTTATCTTTTATTATCTTATATCCAAGTGACCTGTATAGCTTGAGATACCTGTACACTGTCCTTTCAGTTACATTGAGATACCTTGCTATGGTATAGATGTTCCTGGGCTTATCTTGGAGGAGCTCCATAAGTCGGATGCACCTGTACATTTTAAGTTGATTCATATCCTATCTATTTTTTTCAATACATAAAATCCACCGCTTTCAAAGTCATATCCAAATTCAAGGTTGTTTTGTTCAAGAAATGCAATGACTGTTGCTTTCTCCCATTCATTAAGATTTTTATAGTTATATTTTTGTCTATCTATTAAACAATCTAAGGCTTCTCTTTTCCCTACTTTATACCCAACTCTATACCATTCTCTTGTTTCTTTTTTTAATGTATTCCAACTAAATTGTGGTATTCTATTAAATATACCTAATAGTGTACTCATATCCTTTCAATTTTAATGATTAGTTTCTCCCATATGTTGCTCATCATTCGAGCCTCCCATTCTGAGTCTGCTTTGACAGTCTTCTCTAATATCCTCCAGGCTCCTCCTATGTAACCTCGATAACGTACCTTCCACATTTTGTATTGCTTTTAAATAATTTCTATATCTTACCTCATCAAAGTTGGTCCACCAACTTAAAGATGCTAAATGTATTTTAGGCTCTCTCATGCTATCCAACTACTCCGATATACATTAACACAAAGGTGATAGCTAATAATGCAGCAGAGAACACTAAAACGTCTCTCATAGCTTTTTGATCTTCTGTCATGATTAATAAGTTTTAATGTTAGCTAAATAAGTCTCTAATCTTGCAAGAGCTCTTGCTTGAGTGTGCAGTTGATTTCTATACTTTGCCTCAAGTCTCTCAAGCATTCCTTTATTGCATGACTTAACAGCATCTGATGTGATTCTAATACGAGTCAACATGCCATCAATCATCCACTCTACATCCTCAATACGTTCATTCAATAGGTCAGAGTCAATGCAATAACCTTCACCATTACACTCCTCGCATGTTACTGAATAGTCATGAGATGGATGATCATCCCATGAGTCATTCATTGCTACTGTTCCATGTCCACAACATGTACTACATTCTTTTAAAAATTGCTTTTTCATATTTGATTTGTTTATTAATATGAAGCAAAGTTAATAAGTTTTTTCATATATGCAAATAATTAGACAAAATAAATATTAACATTTGATTGTTAATAACAGAAAAGCCCTATTGCAGTAGGGCTCTTGTTTGATAAGACTCAGACTGTTGCACCGATCGGGGACACCCCAGTCCTATGTGTTCTGAGTATATTATTTTTTCTTAAACCGCTTAACTACAAACTTAGATGCTAAGGTTGCAACAGCTTTAAGGAATTTATTTTCTGACTCTACAGTGACCTTAGTACCTGTCTCATCTTTTTTGATGTTGACATCTACTTTCTTACCATCATAGTCAAGCTCATGATTCATACCATCCTTGTGATATTCTATCTCTGCCTTGTTTGTTTTGATGATAACATCTGTCTTATCACCTTCAATGTTGACCTGTACTTTTTTAGGTCTGCCTACTTTCTTTGCCATAATATATTATTTATTCCAACGTGCTTGAGTACCTCTGACATCATAATGAGTCCAAGTACTATAAGTTCCTATTCCACCTTGTTTCATTCTACCCTCTGCAATCAACTTCTCAATCACTGCTGCCACTTGCTTAGGTGTGTATCCTTCAATCTTAAAGTCAGCTGCTTCTCCCGTTATGTGACGGCTTCCTTTTACGCCGTTAACCTTTGCATTATGCTGAGCTGGTCTGTAGCCACTTGTTATCTTGATAGGTTTCTTAACCTCATCTCTTAATACCTGCAAGTTCTTTGCAAGTTCTATAAGGTTTCTTAGTACATCATTAGGCACTTCAAAGTTGTGCTTATTGAATTCAGATAGACTGAAATTAGTTGTTAGCTTCATGGTTCTCTATTGTTAATTGTGATAGTGTTGCTGCTACTGTTCCTGCTGTTGCCACATATCCTGCCACAGTGATTACCGCTGCAGGTAGTGTGATTGGAGCTGTAAGGATAACTCCTGCTATAGCACCCACTGTTATGGCTGCCTTCTGTACTCTCTTCCAAAACTTTGGAGTGGGAGCATTCCATCTTTGTGATATACTCATCTTAAATTTATTTCTATTAGTTTCTTAACTGATTGAGTGAGCTCACTTATCTGCTCAGCAAGGTGCTTAATCTCTAACTGAGTCATTTTCTCAATGGCATCATACTTAAAGCGTGCCTCATTGTCAACAAGCTCAATTTTACCTTTTAATCTACCTTGATTCTCAATAATGCTTTTTTGTTCCTTCATAACGTTTCTTAAGTCAGCATGTAAACTCTTTAAAAAATACCCTATCCCTGAGATGAGTATTGTTATCACTGTAAAAGCTATCTCATTAAATCCCATTACAAAATCAATATGCTGTTATTATATCCATTCTCTCTATATCCTCCACAAGGACAGTCATATCTACATACTTCTCCACAGTTACATCCACAGTGATCTATCATAGGTCTTAAGTCAGTGTCCTTGTTAGCCTCTGATGTGAACTCAGGATACAAGTCCTTGTTAGCTATCAAGTATCTTGTTAGTCGAGTCTCAAAGAATGAAGCCTTTTGTGCATAGTGCTCCATTCCAAAGGCTACCTCTGAACGTGTCACAGAGCTTGAGAAATCTCCAAACTGAGTTTGTAGTCCTTTGTTCTTAAGTTGGTATGTCAATCCAAAGACAGCATCCTCTGCACTCCTCCAAGCTATCACAGGCTGAATGTATGCCACAAGTACTTCCTCATCATTATTCAATGTCTGAGCATTGTACTTAGTGAGCAGGTAGTTATAGAACACAGTGCCAAGGATAGGCATTACTCTGAGCTGTGCCTGAGTAGCTATGTATGGAGTCACATCTGTCACATCAACATTGGCTGTGATAGGTGTGTTAGTCTTTAAGTAGTTCTCTGTTATAAAGTAGTTCATGTTGCAGGTGTTGTAGGGTTGTCACTTACAATCACATCTCCACCCTCAATAGGAGGTAAAGATGCAAGAGCTCTTATCTCATTAGGTGTCATCTTCTCAAGTACCTTAGTAGCTACCAATGGGCTCAATGAGTTCAATGCATCAGATGTTTTAGATGTATCTCCCTCAAGCTCAATGATGGTCTCATTAATGATTTGGAAGTTGTTGATTGAGAATTTACCTGGTATCTTAGCAATAGCCATTATCTCATTAACTATCTCCTCTACTTGCTTTCTCAATGGCATAACTACATTTTTCTCAAACACAACATACGCCTGCTTGATATCACTACCTGAGCCAAGTGCTCCTTGAGTACGAACTCCCATTAGTATAGGGT